CACCTAAACTTAAGAAACGATATAATCCAGAATGGCGAAACATGACCTTAGCAAAATCTAAGGAAAAAGAACCTGAAGTTAAAAATGAAAGCGAAGTAGACGAAACCATTTTAAAATTAGCCGGGGTATATAAATGATTCCTGATATCAAAAAAGAAAATGATCTAAGAAAATTAGCAGGACTTCCTCTTAAAGAAATGGGCGAAAGTTTAGATAATATTCTTGCTAAACATAGAGAAGCATTTGAGTCAGTAATGATGGGTCAATCTATGTTATATGACCATGATACTTTTTTTGATGAGTTATATGAGTATTTTGTTAACTCAGGCGAAATGCCATATGGTATTGCTAAAGCAAGAGAAGGCGATCCGGATCAATGGATTCAAGAGTATTTAGAGCAAGAATACGGCGATGATTTTGCTACTGATGATGTTGACCAAATGGATGGAGATTTTGATTCAGGTATGGCTTCGGCTGGTATGGGCACCGATGAAGATTATGGCCACTATGGTGAAGGCATAAATGAGTATGGACGAGGTACCGATGACAAAGGCAACAAATTTTATATAACAAAAGATAATAAAAAATTTGCTGATGAAAAAACTGCTAGGGACTACGAAATGCGGAATCCAAATCTATCTTGGCCTAAATCTAAAAAAGTTAAAGAACATCATGAAAAAGACGCCGATGGCAATCCGATACCACATAAAAAACCAGAAACATTTAAAGAACATTTAGACGCTGTTCAAAAAAAAAGATTAGATGAGCTAACACCAAGCATTTATACTCGTGCTGGTGGTAAGATGGTAGATAAAGAAGTAGAGAAAGATCCCGATGATCCTACTGCTATAAGTGACTGGACAAAAAAACACCGAGGCGAAAAACTAAAAGATTACGGCAGAAAAAAACAAAGGCAAGCATACGAAAGATATTGGCAAAAAGGTTTTAAGGCAGGCATTAGGGCAGATAGGATGTTGAAACACGGACTTGTTTCAGATACAGAAAAGTAAAAAAAATAGTTGACATTGATAAATAGTTTTGTTATAATAAGAACATGATGTGTTATTCGTGTTCACTAGGCTAATAAAAGACTTAGTAATTTAGGCACATACATAGGCTAATATAGGAGAAATAATATGGCTACACTAGCAGAAATACGAGCAAAGCTCTTAGAGAAAGAGCAAAAGAGTACAGGCGGTTATCAGTCCGATAACGCTATCTATGCATTCTGGAACATTCCAGAAAATACAACAGCAACATTAAGATTTTTACCAGACGCAGACGAATCTAATACTTTCTTTTGGAAAGAAAGACAAATGATCCGTTTATCATTTCCTGGTATTAAAGGACAAGACGAATCACGTAGTGTTACAGTTCAGGTTCCTTGTGTAGAAATGTGGGGCGATGCATGTCCAGTTCATGCAGAAATTCGTCCTTGGTTTAAAGATCCAAGTCTCGAAGACGAAGGTCGTAAGTATTGGAAAAAACGATCTTATATCTTTCAAGGATTTGTAACAGACAATCCTATGCAGGATGACAAGACACCGGAAAATCCTATTCGTAGGTTTGTAATTAATCCATCCATTTTTAAGATTATTTCATCATCTTTAATGGATCCGGACTTTTCTGAAATTCCTACAGACTATGAAGCAGGAACTGACTTCAAACTTACTAAAACACAAAAAGGCCAATATGCAGATTATTCTACGTCTAATTGGTCTCGTAGGGAAAGAAGTTTAGATCAAACTGAAAGAGATGCAATTCAGGCTAATGGATTGTTTACTCTTAATGATTTTATGCCAAAGCGACCAAACAATGAAGAGATTGGTATTATCTTTGAAATGTTCGAAGCATCGGTTGCTGGCGAACTGTATGATCCAGAAAGGTTTGGATCATACTATACTCCACAAGGTGTTCAACTTAATACCAGTCCGGCACCAAGAGCACCTCAACCAGTTGTTACAAAACCTGCAACAACTGAACCTGTTGCAGAAGCGGCAACTCCTACCGAAGAGAAAGTAGTAGAAACAGATACTAATACTGCTGATGAAAAACCTTCGGCGGATCAAATTCTTAAAATGATCCGAGATCGTAAATCACACGCAGATCATTAATTTGTAATTATAACAGGGGGGCAAAAGTCCCCCTTTACTCAGGATAAAAATGAAACCATTCGATATATCTAAATTTAGAAAAAGTATTACAAAAGCAGTACCAGGAATGTCCACAGGATTCCACGACCCCGTTGATTGGATCAGTACTGGTAACTTAGCACTTAATTTTTTAATCTCAGGAGATTTTAATAGAGGTATTCCTTTAGGGAGAGTTACATGCCTTGCTGGTGAATCCGGTAGCGGTAAAAGTTTCATTGCCAGTGGAAACTTAGTGCGTAATGCCCAACAACAAGGCATTCTCCCTATTTTATTAGATACAGAAAATGCATTAGACTCGGATTGGCTATCGGCATTAGATGTAGATATTTCAGAAGAAAAGTTATTACGGTTCGGCGTATCAATGATTGATGAAGTTGCAAAATTTATCAGTGAGTTTATGAAAGGCTACCGCGATCAATATGCAGATGTACCATACGAAGAACGCCAAAAAGTTCTCTTTGTTATAGATTCGCTCGGTATGCTACTAACCCCAACTGATAAAGATCAATTTGAAAAAGGTGATATGAAAGGTGATATGGGCCGTAAACCTAAGGCACTAACGGCATTAGTTCGTAATAGTGTTAACTTAATTGCAGGTAATCCTGTAGGTTTAATTGCTACTAATCATACATATGCATCACAAGATATGTTTGATCCAGATGATAAGATTAGTGGTGGGCAAGGTTTTATATATGCTTCGTCTATTGTTGTTGCAATGCGAAAATTAAAACTTAAAGAAGACGAAGATGGTAATAAGATAACAGATATTAGAGGTATTAGATCTGCATGTAAAGTAATGAAAACACGTTTTGCAAAGCCATTCGAAAGTGTGCAGATTAAAATACCGTATGATACAGGTATGGATCCATATAGTGGATGTTTAGACTTATTTGAAAAAGCAGGAGTAATAGTTAAAGAAGGTAATAAACTAAAATATACGACTGCAAAAGGTGAAGAAATAAAAGAATTTCGCAAGCAATGGGATCAAAAAAACTTACAAAAAGTTATAGATGATTTCAAAGAAAATGACGCTCCTTTGGTAAATAACGATGACGTAGTACCAGAGGAGGTTGTCAATGAAGATGAATGAACAAGAAGTACATTTAATACATGATTTATGGGATGTTATTAAATCATATTCATCATCTAAGGATCACGAAATAGCATGTGAAGAACTTTTAGAAAAGTTTGATAACAATGGATATGTTATCGAAGATAATATAAGAGAGTTAAAAGGTTACGATGGAGTGATGGATGATGTATTGGCAAGTATGTTTTATGAGGAAGAAGAGGACGATTATCTAGAAGGAGAAGACCCTGAAGTATACGACTATTAATGAGTACATGGTATAGAAAAGTCCAACAAGACTTAGGCGAACTTGTAAACTGTATATCAGCATACGAAGAGCAGTTAGAGAAAGCACGAGTCGAGTGTGGAATGAAAGGCAACCTAGAAAGATTATCTCGTGAGATGCCCGGCATCGTAGAACATCGATTTAATCAACTGCAAGAAATAGAAGCAATCTTAGAATTTTTAAATATAGAGCTTCGTAAGAAAAGATCCCACGTTTTTAGACAATATACTGAACATTATAATAAAATGTTAAGTTCTCGAGATGCAGAAAAGTATGTCGATGGTGAAGAAGAAATAGCAGACTTTCAACATTTAATAAATGAATTTGCATTGCTAAGAAATCGGTTTCATGGCCTTATAAAAGCCTTAGACGCAAAACAATTTCAAATTAATAATATTGTTAAACTGCGAGTAGCAGGATTAGAAGATATTGGATTATAATGGGTAGCACAGAAGATTATTATTATGATGTTTTTTTACCTAAACAAGAAAAAGAACAAAAAGAACAAAAAACGGCTGAAAGTTTAGTAGAAATAGTAGAAAAAATGAAAAAAGATAGAAAAAAAGAAGAAAAAAATGCCAAAAAAGGTTGACTTTTTTGTTGCAGATAGTATAATACTTACATGCTGAACGAGAGAGTAAACATTAACAACGAACAAGGATGCAATATGCGAATTAATGCAAAAGTACATAACGGTACATACGGTGGCAAGCAAATCCTTAATGAAACTTTTCCTTTAGTGAAAGGTTTTGCAGTTGGTAAGAACGGCGGTTTTATTACTGTTGATGGTGCTCAAGTTGATGGTTACCCGGACAGAGAAATCCGCATTAAACTTGTTAGTAAACAAGATTACGAAGTTGTTAATTTTTACGGAGAAGAAGTGAAGCAAGAAATTGTAGATAACACACCGCAAGCAGTAAAAGAAGAGCTCAGCGATGAAGAGAGGCTTGCAGAAATCCGAGAGCGTTTTGAAATCCTAGACGAAATGACACAAGGCTCCATAGATGGAGTTGTACGTGGAATGGTTGTAACAGGACCTCCAGGAGTAGGTAAAAGTTATGGTGTTGAAAAAGTTATTGAGAAGAACAGTATGTTTGATAAACTTGCAGATAAGCCTGTTAGATTTGGAACTGAAA